ATGACGACAGGATGGATAAGCACGGAACACCTGAACACTATTGCTGATAGGCTTAGTTATGATAAGGAGGATCAAGTGAATCAGAGGAGAGACGAGAATAAAAACTGTGCCAATGCAATTATCAACGTAATTGAAATTGTTCCAAATAAAGTCGCAAAGGTCGTATTTTATGATGGAACAATTGAAAAAGTTGTTTGTGATGAAGACGATACATTTAGTTTGGAAATGGCTATTACGATTTGTATGGCGAAAAAGCTATACGGTGGAACCGCTGCGTATAACAAAGCGGTTAGAGACGGAATGAAAGTTTACAAGAGAATGCTTGAACGCAAACAGAACGAAAAGGAAGAGCGTGAGCGTATTGCTAAAAAGAAGCAGAAGCGCAAGGAATATCTTGCTCGCAGAGAGGCGCGGAGACGTGAGGAGCAGATTGAAATCCAGAAAGAAGCGTATATTCGTGCGATGAAAGAGTTGAATGATGACGCTTCTACGGTTGGCGCATGAGCGTTGACGAGATTGCCGGAATAAGTCAGTTGGAAAATTGGCTTGTTTCGGCACAAAAGGAAATAGAAGTTTTGTTTGTATTTTGGAGGACACATGAAATTTAGTAAAACAGCAGTATGGGGATTTGATCACGCTTTGCGCGGGATGAGAAATCCGAAGGACAGCCACCATCTTAGCGATAGCGGATATCTACCAGAAAAGCGCTTATCCGTTGAAAACGGAGTCGAATGGGTTCCGTTTCGCATTGGTGAAAAAGATATGGACCTGGCGCAGCGCCTAATCAAAAGCGGCGGAGAACATAGAAAATTTTTGCGCATGATTCACGTTTCTGTAGACGTAGACATGCCGAGATACTGGCATAGTGAGGGGGATACGTACCATTTTAACACTAAAAACAGCGAATCTACTATGCATAAGTTACTCAACAATAACAATCCGATTACGCTGGACGATTTTGTGATTTGCGACGAAGACACGGAATGGTGGATCAACACCGTAAACAAGCTTGAATCTATGCGCAAAGAGTATAAGAAAATTCAGAAAACAACAAAGGATTCCGGCGCAATGACTCGACTGCTTGTAAGGGCAAAGCGTATGCTTCCAGAAGGATTTCTACAGCTTAGAACATTGGATACGAATTATGAAGAAGTTCGCAATATGTATTTTCAACGTAGGAATCATCGATTAAAGGAAGAATGGATTGATATTTTCTGCAGATGGGTTGAATCACTTCCGTTTGCAAAAGAGCTGATTTTGTATGAAGGATAGGAGAAAAAATGGAATACGAATGTACGATTAGACGATCGTTTTACGAAGAATTAACAAATTACATCTTAAATGCAGCAGATTCCGTTGAATACGCGGGAGAAAAAATTTTACTTGGCAGAATTGCAGCAGTAATCAATGAGTCTTGTAGAGATTATGATTTGGACACAGATACACTGATGCTGAATTAAAAGGAGATGACCAAATGAGAGATCCTAATAGACTAGATTCATCCTATGCGCAACTGTGCGAAATACATAAAACTTATTTCCCAGATATGAGGGAGGGACAGTTTCTGCTGAATTTACTTGGCTGGATCAACTCTACAAAGAAACGAGATCCGTTCTTCGTTGAATCAAAAGAATTTTTGAATTTGGCAAAAGAATATGCCAACGCGAATTCTCTGTGGTATCAGGGGTGGGATGTACTTGGAGGTAAAAATGGACAAAAGTGAAGCTACCGCTCTTATAAAAGAGTTAAATAAAGCGTCGGAAGCCTATTACAACACCGGTCATCCAATTATGAGTGACTACGATTTTGACAAAAAAATCGATATGCTCAAAAAATGGGAAGAAGAAAGCGGAATTGTGATGGCGGATAGTCCGACACATAAAATTGGATATATAGTGTCAGACGAATTAAAAGAGGTTACGCATAATCATCCAATGTTGTCGCTTGATAAAACGAAAAGTGCAAGTGAGCTGGCTGATTTTGTCGGAAATAACGAATGTATTTTATCTGTTAAGTGCGACGGATTAACAACATCTCTTCGTTACGTAAATGGAAAACTTGTTAGCGCAGAAACAAGGGGGAACGGATTGAAGGGTTTTGACTGTCTCCAAAATGTACTTACAATGAACAACGTTCCGAAAGAGATTCCATATAAAGACAATCTAATTATTGACGGCGAATCCATTGTAGGATGGGACACTTTCAGAAGAATCAACGATAGTATTCTTGACGAATCGAAGAAATATAAACATCCAAGAAATCTCGCGTCCGGATCATTAGGTTTGCTTGACAGCAAAGAAGCAGCAAGTCGAAATATGAGATTTGTGGCATGGCGCGTCATAAAAGGATTTGAGCATAAATCCGTATATTCCGATTTAAAAAGAGCAGAATCCAATGGGTTTGAAGTTGTTCCGATGTGGTTCTATTCAAATAAACTAGGGAAAGAAATGCTTTCTATAATGCTCGACCAACTAAAAGAAAAAGCGGAATCAGAGAATATTCCTTATGATGGTGCGGTTATGGCGGTTGACGATTATTCTCTGGCTGAATCGATGGGACGTACTGATAAATTTTTCAGACACTCCATTTCGTATAAATACGAGGACGACCTGTTTGATACAGTTCTCACAGACATCGAATGGAATACTTCTAAAACGGGGCTGATCAATCCAGTAGCAATTTTCAAGCCGGTAGACCTGAATGGGGCGGTTACAACAAGAGCTACGTTGCATAATATCACGTACATCAAAGATATGATGCTTGGCATTGGAGACAGAATTAGAATTTATCGATCCAACATGGTCATTCCAAAAGTCCATGAAAGCATTGATAAAAGTGGACACTTCAAAATTCCGAGCAGATGTCCTGCTTGCGGAGCGCCTACGAAAATCGCAAAAGAAAACGATTCGGAGACCCTGTATTGCACAAATGAAAATTGTAAAGGACGATTGCTTGGTAAACTGAGTCATGCGGCAAGCCGCAACGCACTCGACATCGACGGACTATCAGAAGCAACCATCAAAAAGTTCATTGAGCTTGGCTGGCTCGATTCTATCGAAAGTTTTTTCCATTTATCAGATCACAAATCAGAAATTTCTCATCTTTCCGGATTCGGCAAAAAATCCACAGAAAAATTACTTGCAGCAATTGAATCTTGCCGACACACTACGCTCGACAGATTCCTGTATGCCCTGTCAATTCCTATGGTTGGCAAAACCGTTAGCAAGCAGATTTCAGATCTCTGTGATGGAAATTTCGAAAAATTATGTACGTTAATTACTTTACACGGAGCGTCATATTTCAATTGTTTAGACGGAGTTGGAGATTCTATCACCTCGTCCTTAAATAGCTTCTGGAATGCCAATCAAGATAAAGTAATTAACGTATCTAAAAATTTCGTTTTTGAAGAAAATCAGCCAACTGAAACGACCTCTGAGCTATCCGGAAAAACATTCTGTGTTACCGGAAGTCTGAAACATTTTTCAAATAGAGACGAATTGAAACAGAGAATAAAAGATATGGGTGGTAAAGTTTCTGACTCTGTTACCAGCAAAACATCTTTTCTTATCAACAATGACTCAAAAAGCACGTCTGGCAAGAACAAGAAGGCTCATGAACTCAACATCCCGATTATCACAGAAGAACAATTTTTAGAAATGATTGGAGGAAATTAACATGACAACTGTAAAAATCAATCTGAACAACACCAACAAGATCAAAGATTTCGTAAATGCGGCGAGAAGCTTCGAATCTGATATCAATGTCCGTAATGAGCGGACACTTATCGACGGAAAAAGCGTTTTAGGGCTTTTTGACCTCGATTTATCCCGAAATGTGTACGCAGATCTCATTTCTGACGACGAAAACGAGATTTTTCGGTTCAAAACGGCAATGGAGGCGTTTTCCTGATGGTTGTGATTTTAGTGGGTGCCAGTTCTACTGGAAAATCAAGCATTTCAGACGCTCTTTTTTCGAATTTTGCCTATGAAAGAGTGATTTCATTTACTACTCGAAAACCTCGCCCGGGAGAGACGGACGGACTCGATTATGTCTTCATTGATGAGACTGAATTCAAAAACAAGATTGCCAGCGGAGATGTCGTGGAATACGAAGAGTATTCCCAGAACAGATTCTACGGATCGTCCAGATATCAGTATCTCGGAGATGAGGACAAAGTTGCGATCCTAACTCCTCACGGCGTCAGAAGTCTTAAAAAGAAAATGCCAGAACTGGATTTGTTCGTTGTGTATATTAAAGCTCCTCTAAAAGAAAGAGCGATTCGATACATCAACAGATGTGGTAGCAATTTTACATATTCTGACATGACAGAACTTTCCGAGAGAATGCAGCGAGACTTTGGGATGTTTAACGGATTTGAAGATGAAGCAGACCTAATCATTGAAAACTCGGATGAGTATACACCGCAAATCCAGGCATTCACGATCGTGACTGCAATCGAAAGAAGAAAGAACCAGTCGAATGAAAGAAATTAAAAATTTTATATTTTGCCAAAACAGGAAATGTTTTAAAACGGAGTGCTTGCGCCACAATGTAAACACTCCGTTTGGAGTAATTATTGCAAGAGCAACTTTCTCAAATAAGAAAGGACGGTGTGAAGGTTATGTTACAGAACAAGATGGTGTATCTGAGTGGATCATGCAAGAATGAGACTCTTGACGACAGATCTGGATGGAGGAGTGACTGTGTTACGTGGTTTTGTAAAAACGCTGACAGATTTATTGCTTTTAACCCTGTGGCCTATTTTGATTATGATCGCAATGATCATAAAACTGAGCTTGAGGTTCTTGACTTTGAGCGAAGAGCGGTCAAAAAGAGCGATGTGATGTTGGTAAATCTGAGAAATATTGAAAAATCCGTTGGGACGATCTGTGAATTAGCATGGGCTTTTGAATATGACATTCCAATTGTGGCGTTCTATGAGTCCGAAGATGAATACGAATTACAGCTTCATCCGTGGATTGAAAACATGTGCGACAGAATTGAATGCGGAGTTGGCGCTATGGAAAAAGCCCTGCGTTACGTTCGAGATTATTACAGCGTTTTCTAAAAATGTGAATTCGCAGATGGAGAATAATATAGTAGGGCTTATGCCACTTATTTGTGAAAGGAGTTGAAGCAAGATGTCTGACACAGAGAGAGAAACGTTGATCGAGCTGATTTGTGCGGAACAGACTCATATGATCGTGAAAGATAATACATCATATACGTCTGATCGGTACATGTTTCTTGAGCAGCTTAAAGTGAAGATTAAAGACATGAGAGGTAGCTGAATGCCGGATATTACCATGTGTTCAAATGAAAATTGCCAGATGAAAAATAGCTGTTTGAGACATACTGCGCCACCGGATAAATATCAGAGTTGGAGTGATTTCGGTGGATTTTGCAACGAGGGAACAAATTACAGCTATTACATGCTGGATTGGAGAACTGATTTAGAAGGGAGTGGTGTAAATGTATAATGTAGTAAAAAAAGATGGCACCATTGAGGCGTATGATGAACAAAAAATCATCAATGCGTGTAATAAAGCGGCAAGAAGAGCTATGTACGAGTTGTCCGAAAAAGATTATTCAAAAATTTTGAATGATGTGTTCGCAAAAATTGAGGAAACATATGATGACGATACCGATATCGAAATATATGATATGCATAACATTGTTGAGTCTGTTCTGGAAGAAGATTTTCCTCTCGTTGCAAAAATGTATAAGGAATACAGAAACTACAAAAAAGACTTTGTTCATATGATGGACAACGTTTACGAAAAAAGCCAAGCGATTAGATACATTGGAGATAAAAGCAATGCCAACACGGATTCCGCTCTAGTAGCGACAAAAAGGAGTCTTATTTATAACGAACTTAGCAGTGAGCTATACAAGAAGTTTTTCCTTACGCACGCTGAAAAACAAGCCATGAAAGACGGATATGTTTATATTCATGATAGAAGCGCAAGACTTGACACTTTCAATTGCGATCTTTTCAGGGTTGGAAATGTTATGTCTGGAGGATTTGAGATGGGCAATATTTGGTATAATGAACCAAATACTCTTGATACAGCGTGCGATGTAATGGGAGATATCATCTTGTCTACTGCCGCTCAACAATACGGTGGTTTTACGGTTCCAGAAGTAGACAAAATTTTAGAACCATATGCAGAAAAATCGTATAAGAAATATATTTCCGAATACAGAGAAATTACTGATAGTGTAAAAACAAGAATGCTTGGCATGGAAATTTATGATATTGATAAATCAGCAGATGAATATGCGATTAAAAAAGTTTCTCGCGATTTCGATCAAGGATGGCAGGGAATTGAAATGAAATTAAATTCGGTCGGGAGTTCGCGAGGGGATTATCCTTTTGTCACGATGACACTGGGACTTGCCACTTCGAGATTTGGGAAAATGGCAGCAATTTCTCTTCTGAATGTGCATTCCGGCGGGCAAGGGAAAAAAGGTTTTAAACGACCTGTTCTGTTTCCTAAAATTGTATTTCTCTATGATAAAAATCTGCACGGAGACGGATCAGAAAAATATCAGAGCGCAGACGTATTTAATGCCGGATTAGATTGTAGTAGCAAGACTATGTATCCAGATTGGCTGTCGCTGACGGGAGATGGATATGTTGCAGAAATGTACAAAAAATACGGCAGAGTTGTTAGTCCTATGGGTAAGTGCAAATCAGCCCATGTAAAACGGTATTTAACTGTTGCTTAACAGGTGTGGTCGTAGAAGACTGCTAACAGATAGGTCTATAAGAGAAGAGATTCGTTTGTATTATAGATGAAGCTGTGCCTTAGATAAGGTTAATCGACTATCGGTGATGAGTGTAGCCGAGTAGAAATGGAGATAAGCACCATTTCCAAAGATACCGCCCTACGACGAGAATTAGGACATCTTATCAGGGAAAAGTTAGTCAGTGCGTATGGAGACATACGATTAGCATGTGTAGAGCGTTTCTTTCGCCTTGGTACGAAAAAGGTGGAATGCATCCGGCAGATGAAAATGATAAGCCGGTATTTGAAGGAAGATGCAACTTAGGAGTGGTATCTCTTCATCTTCCAATGATTTTGGCTAAAGCTCGTAGAGAGTCAAAGGATTTCTACGAGGTTCTTGATTATTATCTCGAACTCATTCGTGGATTACATAAAAGAACTTATGATTACATCGGAGAACTAAGGGCGAGCGTAAATCCTGTCGCCTTTTGCGAAGGAGGATTACTTGGTGGAAATCTGAATCCAACAGAAAAAATCAAATCTATCTTACCTCCGATGACTATGAGTTATGGAGTCACTGCTTTGAACGAATTGCAAAGGCTCTATAACGGGAAATCAATTCGTGAAGACGGACAATTCGCGTTGGACGTAATGAAGTATATCAATGATTACACGAACCGAATCAAAGAAGAAGATCATATATTATACGCAATCTATGGCACTCCTGCGGAGTCGCTGTGCGGACTTCAGGTCGAACAATTCAGAAAAATTTACGGAATCATTGAAAATGTATCGGACAAGCCATATGTAAGCAATTCCTTCCATTGTCATGTGTCTGAGCAAATGTCTCCAATTGAGAAACAGGACAAGGAAGGTAGATTCTGGAATCTGTTTAACGGCGGAAAAATTCAATACTGTAGATACAATCTCGGATATAACAAAGAAGCTATCAAGACTCTAATTCTTAGAGCCATGGAGAAAGGTTTTTACGAGGGTGTCAATTTGGCAATGTGTTATTGCGAAGATTGCGGTTATCAACAGGTTGAAATGGATTCTTGTCCGAAGTGCGGAAGTAAAATGATTACCAAGATAGACAGAATGAACGGTTATTTAGGATTTACTAGAGTTCACGGTGAAACACGATATAACGAAGCTAAAAACGCAGAAATTGCAGATCGAGTTTCGATGTAAACGGAAGGAAGTGAATTCATATCAACTATCATAATATTACTCATGACGATATGAATAACGGATCTGGCTTGAGAGTCGTACTTTGGCTCTCAGGCTGTTCCCATAACTGTTATTCATGTCAAAATCCTCAAACTTGGAATCCAAACGGAGGAATTCTATTCGACGACGAATCAATAAAAGAAATTTTCGATGAACTATCAAAAGATTACATTTCTGGTATAACACTTTCAGGCGGCGACCCTCTTTACTCTGGAAATCTAAATGACGTTTTTGGTCTCATCTCAACAATTCGTAAATTATTTCCAACAAAAACAATATGGCTTTACACAGGATTCACATGGGAACAAATCATGAATCCAACAAATTCAGATGATATTTTACGCAAAGAAATAGTTTCACAATGCGACGTTGTAGTAGATGGAGAATATATAGATGAGCTGCGAGATATAACTCTGAAATGGAGAGGATCAAGCAACCAGAGAGTGATTGATGTAAAAAAAAGCATTGAAAAAGGTGAGGTGGTTTTATGGTCGGATTAATTATCGGAGTGTTAGGCGTTGGATACGCTGTGTCACTTGTGGCGTTTGCCGTAGCAGTCCATAACGCAAAAAAAGAACAGGAAAAATATAGAAATTGAGGTCCTCTGTATGAATAAAAGATACGAACTGAATAAAGAAGCTACACAGAAAAAGCTGAGAGATAACGGTTTCCACTGTGGGGCGTTCCGAAAGCCTCTATATAAAAAATATGTGTTTCTGGTGATAAAGATCGAAAACGATGAACAAGGATCGTTTATCTGTGAAAATATCGAAGATGATAAAGGTCAGATTTATGTTCCATATTACGACAGGAAATACGGAAGAAATGAAGTAAGAGACACCGTAATCAAACACTACAACCGCTATATGCGAGAATTAGTAAAGAAAGGAATTTTGGTAGATACATATGCAGAAGATTGCTAA